TACTGGTAAGGATTATCTCGGTCAGGTAATGACTGAGACATTCACTCTCAGTGGTACGACGATCCAGTACGGCAACAAGGCGTTCAAGTTTGTTGACACGCTGGATATTGCTACTGGCGCTGCTAGTGATACGGCAGACGTTGGTTGGACTGACTGTCTCGGACTTCCATATAAGACAGAGAAGATACTGTCTTACTCGGAAGACGATGCCTACATGCCGCATGACATAGAGGCACTTCCCTTCCGTATTCCGGCAACGGAGTATGCGGCAGGAACGTCTATGTTCATTGTTAGTCCTCTTGCTGGACAGGTCGTAGACGTTCGTACTACCGTGGAAGCGGCTACTACAGGAGCAGGAGCCATCACAGTCGAGATTGCTGGTGCTGCTGTTACTGGTCTGTCAGTCGTGATTGCCACTGGCGCTTCTGTTGGAGACCTCGACAACGACGTTCCCACCGACTTGATTGATCCTACAGGTCATGTTGACAAGTGGGAGGACATCGAACTTGTTGGCGATGGTACTCCTACCGCCGGTTCGATCCACGGAGTTGTGGTTGTCGATCCTTTAGCATTTGTCGCTGGTATCGACACCGATCCGCAGACTGCATCGACGAGTGATCCTCGTGGGTTCTTCTTAGTGACAACGGCTTGCGACGGCTCTATTGAGTATGAAGTTCGCTGTGCCGTCGATCTAGCTGACCTTCACGGCGTCGAACAGGTCTAACGATCAGACGCTTGGAGAGTGAGAGGGACTTCTAACCCCTTCTTTAAGTCCCTCTCACTACCTTGGAGAGTACGATGGCGACTCTTGCAGAACTAATCGAGCGTACTGCTGTACGATTGTCCCAGGTGGCTGGAACAAGCGTACAGTTGTACTCTGAAGATCGTATAGCTGAAATGATCCAACACAAGTTCGACGTACTATTCGACGAGACGTGGTGGAGCCAGTTTATGACTTTCGGAGCGACGTACACACTAGATGGCTCTACTGGCGTAGTTACCTCAGACTTGTCAAGCCTTATAAGAAGGTTTGAAGATATAAGAGCTATCTATCCCGATCAGTCCAACATAGGGCTTCCTGTCCTTCCCGAAGCAACGCTCAATCCTACGACACTAAGTGGAGTGTCTCCTGCATACTACAGCGCTAACTCTTCTAGTACTAAGGTGTTCACTATCTGGCCGAAAGCATCTACAGGAGACATTCAGTTGACGTATAGAACTAAACCTGTTGCTTTCACTAGTGATGTAGAGATTGACTTTGATGAGCAAGTCCTTATTCTAGGAGCTGCCTTCGATTACGCTGAAGACGATGGTACTAATCCAGGCGCTACCGATAAGTTACAGGGTTTGTTTGAGAGTCGAGTGAGGCAGTTACGTAGTTTGCGTAATGATCCTCCAATCGTTCTCGATGCCCTTACTCGTCAAGATCAAGTATTCTCATTCACGGAGATATAGTGATGAGTGTGCTCAACAACTCCAAGCAACGATCTTCAAGACGCACAGAGAGGCTTCTTGACGTAACCATCCGAGACTTCTCAGGTGGCTGGAACGTCGTTGACAACGACCTCAACATGAGTACTAAGTTCTCTAAGAAGCTGTCCAACATGCGTCTTGGCAAGGACGGTTCGATTGGAGTACGACACGGTACGAGACTGTTCTCTTCGGTGGCAGGCCTGACGAATAAGATCATCAATCACAAGTACTACAACGGACACATAGTAGTTGTAGGTGGTGATGGTATAGTTATTAAGGTGGACAGTACAGGTAAGGCGTCAGTGATATTCAACACAGAGTTCGCTAATGGTCTTCCTGGCTCTCCTAGTGCTTGGGGAACTACAACCTTTGTATCATTCGCTGAGTTCAACGGTGAGCTGATCATATGTAATGGAGTCAACAAGCCTTTGTTGGTCAATACTAGCATGACTGTAACGTATCTCAACGATCCTGCTACTGGCTCAAATGCGAACACTCCGATAGGCAAGTACGTACAAGCCTACTCAAGCTACTTAGTTATAGCTGGTGATCCTGATGCCGTAGATACTTTGCATATATCATCTACGGATACTTCTGGTGTCTTCCTAGGCGATCCGGCTCCTAACGATGCAGTTGACGTTGTTATGGGTTCGAGAGTACCTCAAGGCTCGTCTACTATCAAAGGTCTTGGTAGGTTTCGTGACAAAGCAATGATTGCCTTTGAGAACTCTATCATCATAGGAACACTTGGTGTGTTCAGCGGAGCAGATCACGTACCTACATTCGACGATGCGATAGAGGAACAAGGAGCAATCTCTCATAGAGTAATGCAGACTATCGGTGAAGACATGATGTTCTGTGACAATGTGGGAGTATCTTCTGCTAGTAAGGCTCTGTTCACAGGTAACGTCAAGTCTGAGCGTTTGTCTTACCTGGTAGACCCTGAGATACAGAAGGATATTGGGAGATTTGACAGCACTAGCGAGTTAGAGAACCGAACCTTCGCCATGTATCACAGCCTTGAACAGTCATACTTCTTGTTCATCCCTAATGCAGGGACGGAAGCTCAGACCAATGAGACCAGGTGCTTCGTGTACAGGCGAATTAAAGCCTTAAAGGTACTGGCATGGTTCGAGTACGTGGGATGGAACTGGACTTGCGCTACAGTATCTGCTCTAAAGCGAGTGTTCTTTGGAAAGGGAACAGACATCTTCATCTACGGTCAAGAGCAAGACCCGATATATAAGGATCGCGAGGGAGCCGAGGAGATGTTCGACGATGATACTTCCTTTACGGACTATACTGGTTGGAGCCCTGTTGCTAGTACTGCCGATAGTGGAGTTCCGATAGCCTTCATTTGGGAACTGCCTTGGAGCGACAATAGAGAGCGCTTCAAAGTCAAGGTAAGTCGTTACATTAACTTCGATACTGACGGAGATCAGCGGTTCACAGCTAAGATGTTCGTAGATAACTTGTACGATGATCGTTCGTTCATGGGAGAGACTTGGCAAGACGAGACTTTGTTTAGTGACGGACTGGGATGGGACGTAGAAAGTCTAGACCCGACACTAGAGTTGGAGTTTGTTGGCGGAACTGCACCAGGTTACGGTTCTGATCAGTATGGAGAGTTCTATGGTGGTGGTCGTCCTACTAGACACGAGGGCCTCTATGCCTGGACTACCAAGTACAAGCTGTTCAAACTTCGCGTCGATGGCGATGCTGTCGGACCTTTAAGGTTCATTTCGACAACGCTTGCATATCAACTAGGTTCAATCAGGAGGTAAATATGGCGAGTGCAGTTGATACAACCTTCCCCGCTGACAATGTAAAGGTCAGTAAGGGAGACTTCCGCGCCCAAATGCTCATTATATATAATGAGTTGACAGCGTTGCAGCAGCGAACAGGTGTCGCAGGTGCCAAGTCGTTCTATGACTTTGTAGACTTGACTGAAGTTCGTGAGGAAATCCATAAGTTTCATGCTCGCAAGAGTGAACTGCCTAGAGACATTGCTTACGGTAATGACTCTAGGCTAACTACAGCGTAGGAGACAACAATGACCGACAAGATTGGTGTTCTTGGCGAGGCTACTACAGCTACTGCCGCTACGACCACTGTATATACTGTNCCTTCGGCAAAGGCAGCCAAGATACAGATCATGTACGAAATTCAAGGCGCAGCCGATGCCACTACTGACTTCACTATTACAGTTAACGGCATCGTCGTTATGACGCACCCTAATATAACGGCGAGCAACTACTTGCATTCAAGTCCAAATGCTATGAAGGAAGGACCGAATGCAACGCAGCCTACCGGTGTTGATGGTGATACAACGATGGCTCCTGCTCCCTCTATCTATTACTTAGCTGCGGGCGATGTAGTTAGTTACACGATTGGTGGAACTACCGCTCTCGCTATGAACATGCAGGTCGTTGGAACTGAAATCGACGTCTAGGAGTTGTCATGGCTAAGACGCTGAACTTTGGCTTCGAGTTCATTGACTTTGATACCAACCCTTGGCATCTAAAGCAGCATGATAACCTGAGGATGATAGATGCTGTCTTGCAACAGCATGTATCTATCACCAACATGCAAGGGGTTTGGAGTACTGCTCTGACTATTGCTGTTGGAGACAAGTACGTCGATGCTGACCAAGGCACTGTTNGGGAAGCGAAACATTGCTCATACCTCAGCTAGTTCAGGTACGTTCGCTACAGATAGAGCCAACAATNCGTCGTACTGGACTATAGTGACCTCTCACGTGGTAGCTAGAGGNGCTTGGGCAGCCAGCACTGCGTACGCCGTCAATGACTTCGTCTATAGTGGAAGTATCCACGCTGTTTGTATCACAGCGCATACATCGAGCAGTGCATTCGCTACTGACAGTGCCAAGTGGGGGTATCTTGCGAACCTGACCAGCGATGTAGCAGCAGCAGCGGCCAGTGCTACAGCAGCGGCAGCTAGTGCAGCTTCGTTAGCTTTGCCGACACTTACAGCTCTCAACTACATGAGAGCCAATGCTGGTGCTACTGCTTGGGAGAACCGTACTCCTGCCGAGACTTTATCAGATATAGGCGCACAAGCCTCGCATGCTTCGCTTACTAAAGTAGCTGGTATCACTGTAACTGATGCAGGAGTTGCTCTATTAGACGACGCTGATGCTTCTGCACAGCGTACTACTTTAGGGCTAGGTACTCTAGCTGTTCAGAACACCATCGGCAATAGTGATATCGACAACAATAGCGTTGATGGTACACAGATAGCTGTTGGCAGTGACGCCATCGGAGATATTATGTACTACGATGGTACTGACTGGGTAATTCTGGCTGCTGGTACCTCTGGGTTCTTTTTAGAAGCTAAAGGAGCAGCCGCGCCAGTATGGGCAGCCAACCCAGTAGTGCAGGTCGTTAACGTTATGGACGGAGCCGTCGCCACTGGGACAACCGTTCTTCCCGACGACGATACAATCCCTCAGAAAACTGAGGGCGATGAATACATGACACTAGCGATTACTCCGAACGATGCTTCGAACCTACTGAAGATCGAAGTAGTAACTGTTCTTGCCAATACTGCTGCTGGCCAGTTGTCTGCTGCACTGTTCCAAGACACAACAGCCAACGCGCTTGGAGTTGCTACTCAGCGAATGGGAAATATTGACACGATGATTACAGTATCGTTCACTCACTATATGACCGCTGGCACCACGTCGGCAACTACATTTAAGGTGCGTGCCGGAGGCAGCAACGCCGGAACAACGACGTTCAACGGCGTTAGTAGCGCTAGGAAGATGGGTGGTGTTATGTCTAGTTCGATCACGATTACAGAGCTTAGAGCATAGGAGTACACGATATGAGCAATAAGCGAAGGGCCAGTGACAATGGACCAAGAAAGTACTTGCAGTGGGTACCCATAGCTCTTGTCGTATTCGGCGTGATAGGCTCTTGGTTCACTCTCAATGAAAGAGTTAATGCCGGCGAGACATCTATGGAACGAAACGAAAAGATGGATGATCAACAACAGCAGTTCATTCTAGAGCATGAGCGACGCATACAGGAAGGCCGAGACAAGACGTGCAGTGCTCCAACAGCGTGTCAAAAATCTTCGCGGATGATATTGCGGAGGTTAAGACAGACGTCAAGGAAATACTGAAAGAACTACGCAGGAGTAACAGATAATGGTTTTCCAACTTACGGCAGGCGAAGTGGTATCAATAGCATTGTTGTTTGTCGTCATTGTCCAGCTAGTGGCGATGGAGGGGGNAACTTAAATGATAGCACTGCTAGGGTCTGTACTTGGGTTCTTTACGAGTGTAGGTCCAGGTATCTTCAAGCAGATTATGACTGCCAGACAAGACAAGCTCGACAAAGCACACGAACTTGTAATGGACCAATGCTGTCTCGAACGACAAGCGTGACGAAGCACTAATCAGCCACGTTGGTACTGCTAACGTGGAGATACAGAAGTCCGCCAAGTACATCACAGGCAAGTCTTCTCAGTGGGTGATTGATATGGCAGGTACTGTCAGACCACTCGTCACGTACTGTTTCTTCTTTGAGTTCTTTACGCTGTCTCTATTAATGGCCTTCGACGTGATTACAGTCGATCAGTTCCATACAGTCTGGTCGGAAGAAATGGTTGCGATCTTTGCTACGATCATGTCCTTCTGGTTCGGTCAAAGGCTTGTCTCCAAATGGGTAGGGTAGGGATCAATGAACAAGGTATTGAGATTGTTAAGACGTTTGAGGGGCTCGTGGATGGTNATCCAAGTACACCGGGTCTTGACCCATACCTTGACCCTGCTAACATTCCTACTGTTGGTTTTGGTAGTACTAGGGACTTCGCTGGTAACAGGATTACTATGGGCCATCCTTCAATTACCTACGACGAAGCGGAGTTCCTCTTGGCACGCGGACTTAACGAGGCTGAAGACTCTGTTGCAAGACTGGTTAGAGTTCCACTAACTCTCAACCAGTTCAGTGCTCTCGTTAGTTTCACCTACAACGTTGGCAGTGGTAACTTACAGATAAGTACTCTTAGGTCTAAACTGAATAGACACGACTACATTGGCGCAAGTAACGAGTTCTGGAAGTGGCGTAGAGCCCAGGGAGTAATTCTTGCAGGGCTTGTTAGACGTAGAGAAGCGGAACGACAACTCTTTGTGAGTGATAATGAAGCTATCTGATCAACTAGCACAGTACGGTAGAAAGGAAGATCATGTCTCCAAAGGGGGCATGGTTGCTCACATCTCAGGCAAAGAGGCTGCTCTTCTAGAAGAGTTAGGTGGAACAGGATCAACCAATCCGACGACTGGTCTTAAAGAGTTCTACTACGGAAGTTTCGGCGATCCTTCCGACTCTGATGCTGGAATTGGATACAGCCTAGAAGACCTTTATAGTGGAGTAGCCTTTCAAGACCCTGCTACGCAAGCAGCACTTGCAGAAGCCGCTGTACAAGAAGCACAAGCACAAGCACAAGCACAAGCAGACTACAATGCTAGAGACCAGGAGATCCAATCAAAGGGACTTANAGGTGGTGTTGAAGAGTACAACACTCTCGACCCTAATACGCAAGCCTACGTCGATAGCCTAGAACCTGGACACCAAGTGCCTTGGTGGGCATCGGATGTTAAAGACGAGGCATTTCAGTTATTCAACGTCTTCCAATCAGGAGCCATCCAAGGTATTCCAGGTATTAATCAGTCTCAGCTAGACGCGATAACCGCTGATGCCTTTCGAAGCGGAGCAATAGCAGCAGGTTCCGTAGACGGCGATCCGTACGGTAACTACCTACAAGGTAGACAAGACGTATTCAGTGGACAGGCACAGACGCTTATAAATGAACTCAATCAAGTTCCAGGCGCATCGGCCTTCCCTCAAGACTTGCAAGCTGCTCTAGGTATCGGACTACCTGACGTTGGAGTGACTGACTTCACTGGTACTCAGTCACTAATAGACGAACTTCTCAGTGGCAATTACAAGGACGTTGGTTCTGTAGCCAACATGCTAGTAAATCATGCTCCTGAGGTATTGATGGCGGCAATTCCTGGTATTGGAACAGCCAATGCGGTGTACAGCCTCCTAGCTGAACTGATGGGAGAGAAAGTCGTAGGTACCTTCACTGATCCTACTACAGGCATCTTATATTCAGTCACTGAGAGCGGTGCAGTTGATCCTATTAATGTAGAAGACAGTCCAGGCTATCAGTTCGTAGAGGGCGACAATGAGGGTAGGTTCCCTCGTCTCGGTGCAGGAGCCTCTTCTGAAACGCCTATACTTACGGGTAGTGGGTTCGATAGAGGCTCTGCTCTAGAAGAGTTGATCACTCGTACTATTGGTAGTACTACAAACCCAGGCATTGCTGACGAGTACTTTGACAGTATCATTCGACAAGGAATTATTGGACGCAACGAAGCACTTGGGGAAGGTGTTAGTCAACAGCAATTCGAGGGAGAGTTCGGTAGTTCTCTCCTAGGATCGCAACTGCTAGAAGGCGAGAGCCAAAGGTTACGTGACGAGGCAGCAAACCGTCTTGGTAGAGGCTTTACAGGTAAGGCGTTTGAGCCAATCACCGACGACGATGCTATAGCGAATATACTTAATAGACAGCTCAACGATGCCTCAGGCACGGTAGCCAACTTCTCTGCTAGAGGAAACCTTAATGCCACTGGTGGGCTTACAGCCAACGAGTTCCTACAGAACCAAATTCCGACAGCTACTGCTAGGCTAGAAGGGATCGGTTCTAGTGTAAGAGGAGCTTCTCAACGGGACGTTGATGCGATACGTGATCGAGCCTTAGGAGATATCAGTAACTTCTCCCTTGGTGACGAACTGATCAACTTGGCCCCTGCATTCGGTGAGCGGAACGATCTTATAGGGGAACGTCTACCTCTACTTGAAGAGAGCATTCGTAGTCAGTTAGGTGCTGAGCAGTTGTTCGATACTAGGACGGCACTAACCAAAGCAGCCGCTGGACAGGGACTTGTTAGTGGAGCACCTAGCTTCTTAGATGAGATAGCTGCTCGCGAGGGGTCAGATATACTTCGTAAGCGCGGAGTCGGTTCGAGAGGAAGTGGAGTATTCTAATGGCACTTGACTTAGGAACATTACTGCTTGGAGTAGGTGGAGTTCTCGGTCCTATACTCGGAGCCAATGCAGCGAACGATGCTAACCGTGCTAACACCGCTGCGGCTAACAATCAGATAGCCTTCCAGAAAGACATACTTAACTCTGGACAGGTAGATGCATTCGGGAACTTAATTAATGCACGTCCTGGCGGNACAGGACCGTTCACTACTGAACTGTTCGGAGATACGAAAGGACTTGCAGATACTGGTCTTGCTAATGCCTTACAAGGAGAGCAAACTCGCGGTGGTTTTGGAGAAGCAGGTAGTAGCTTATTGCAGCAATTCCTACGCGGAGTTGGTCCTGCTCGCGAGCCTTTAAGTCTTGAAGGGGCAACAGGGGTTATCAATGCTGATAACGACAGGTTGAAGAATGCAATACTCAATCCTGCCCTTGACGACATTAACGCGTTGGCTCAACGCACTCGCGGAGGTATGTCTAACCAGTCTAATCTCGTTAGGGACTTCATGGCACGCATTCTACCTCAAATCAAGCTTGGAGGAGAGAGAGAAGCGCTTGATCTCCAAGCTGCGGACCGAAATCGCTTCACTCAAGAAACGCTTGGGCTCGGAGAAGGAGCATTAAAAGTGGCCAGTGGAGGGTTCCAGCCTACTATTCCAGGGGTAGCTAACCTTGGGCAGATCAGTAACGCCGTTAACTCTATCTCTGGTCCTCCGCAGCAGCAGCCGAACTTCCTTGGCAGTAGTATTGCCGCTGGTGCAGCTAATGTAGGAAACTTGCTGACTGGTATTAAGCAGCAACAGCAGGGACAAGACAACTACTCTGCGCTTCTCAAAGTACTTTCTGATAGAGGTCTTGGTAATCAAGGCAGCTTCGGTCGTTATCGGACCTTCTGGTGGAATATAGGAGAAAGTAATGCCTAACCCTCTTGATCCATTTGGCAGTGCTGATCTTCTTAGGAACCTTGGCACTCAACTAGGAAATTCAGGCTCTGCTTTGAGCCAGCTTGCTAGAAGAGGTACTATACAAGACCTGCTTGCCAAGCAAGGACACCAATTCAAGCTTAAAGAGGCTGAGGCCACTGGTACTCAAGCCCTTATGAATACTCTGTTAGGGAAGAATATTGCTAATCCACAAGCGCAGAGACAATTGCAGCTCGGACCTGAGCAAAGCAAGCAGTTGGACTTGTCTCGCATAATTGGCTTGTTAGCAGCACAAGCGGAAGCGCAGAACCAGTTTGGTAAAGCGGGGATTGGTGTAGACTTCGGTACTCCGAAAACTCCGCAGCCTAATGCTCCTAACGTCTTGGGCGATCTGTTAGGCAACTTGAAATTACCGATCAGACAAGTTCCTCGAACTGCCGAAGTGTCCGGACTCAGTGCAGCACAGGCTCAGACCACTACAGGAAGTAAGAGGAAGATCAAAAGCAATGAAGTAGGCGGAGTTCCCTCAACTGTACGAGAAGTGACTACGGAAGAGTCTCGTGAAGATACCAACCGTCAAAAAGCATCGACTGTTGGTAAGGCTAGAGAGTTTATAGACGAGCTTGAAGAGCAGGGAGCTTCTAAACAGGAAGGTACGTACGGAAAGCTAGGACACGGAACACGATACGTGTTGGGGGATAGAGAGTTCTTCGTTACAGACGAAGGTAAGATTTCGGAGATCACTAAGTAATGGCAGAAGAGTTCGTACCAGATACTGAGGACACGTTTATACCTGACGAGCCTATACGTATCAGACCTAGTAATCCTGTACGACAGTCTCTAGCAAGTGTGACTGACATTGCTACAGGCATTCCTATGTTTCTCGGAGCTGTAGGTAGCGGCATTGGAACTGCGTTTGATCGCGATGAAGATGAGAAGACTGGCTTTGGTGCTGAGTTCTTAAAGAACCTTATTGAGAACCCCGTCTACAAGTTTGGAGCGTCCCAACGTGAGAAAGTTAACAAGTTCTTCAAGATAAAAGAGCCTCTTTCTATAGAAGATCAAGTTGCCCGATACGCCTTTAGTATGTTCATTCCTGGTGTATGGCCTTTGGCGGGTCTAGCAAAAGGTGCAAGCTTGCTTTCTAAGGCCGTTCGTATTGCAACTCCACTGGTTAGACTACAGAAGGGCAAGCCTGTACAGAACGTTGCACGTATAGGAACTCAGATTGGTGTTGGAGGCGCAATCGATCAGACGGTTCGCGCAGTGATAGGCGAGTTCGCTCCTGATAGTCCAGGTGCTGTACTTACCCCTACCATGTTCTCTGAGAGCGCTATTAAGGGAGTAGAGGCTAGTAAATATAAGGAAGCACTAGAGGCTATACAACCTATTACAAGTGCTTTTATACCTGACGATCAAGACTACTTGAACGAACTTAACAAGTTCAGACCTGAACAAGCAGACTTGGACAGGAGAATGGAGACTAATGAAGACGAGAAGTCTTCAAGAGGGTTAATCGTTACAGGAGTCGCACTTGCCGCCGCTATCTTCGGTCTGCGTAAGTTGCAGTCTCTTAAATCGTTTCCGTTGGGCATGAACGTTGGCCCTAAGACTAAGACTGATGCACTAGGAACTGCTTTCAAGATAATTAAAGATGATCCGGTTAAAGGACCTTCAAAGGTAGGCAAGATAGCTACTGGGAGGTTCCACGAGAGATGGATGGACTCCTCCGCTCTTATACGTAGGTTGATGTTAGAGGCTGGAGTTCCTAAGGAACAAGTAAAACAACTAGACGGACAAGATATAGTTGATGCTTTTGGGTCAACTTCAGAGACTATTCAAACTGGGGTCTTCTTGGGAGGTCGTAAGACTGAAAGCCTGGCAGATATTACCAGGAAGATAAGCTCTATGTCCGAAGAGAGACAAGGTGTCTTCNTGCGAGGCATTGCTTCACTCCGCGAAGACAGAGTACGAGACATAGCTACAGCCGAGCTAGGAGAGACACGCTTCGGTAGACGTAAACCTGGACTATGGCAGAAGGATGGCNAGCCAGTCCCTGATGATCGGTTAGANGCTAATATAGAAGCACTNCTTGCTGATGAAGAGTTGTGGGTGCTAACTAAGCGGGTAGCTAAGATCAACAACGATATACTAGAAGAGGCTGCTCTGCGAGGTCCGCTCACACCTAAGATAGCTAACGAGTGGCGAGAGCGCTTTACAGGAAAGTACGGTCTGCTTTACTTCCCTGGTAAGGAGACTACCGAACGCAGTAGCTGGTACACCAAACTGGACTGAGTTGATGGGCTTTCACACTACCAAGAGTAAGGAACTCCAAGGTGTTGATCAGTGGCACAAGCTTGGTCTTGAGGACCGTGGAGGTATCATAGCACCACTTGACCCGTTACACTCTACTGCCGACTACATGTATCACACGATGGATCATATCGCAAGGTCTAACGCGCAGATAAATATCGCTCAGCGCTTGGCTGGCATTGATATCAGTCCTAGTGGTGTAGTAACGCATAGCAAAGTACAGCCTAAGTCTCTAGCGGTGAAGTACGTTGGTCGAGTTGATCCAGAAGACCCAGGCAATGTTAGAGGAAACGTTGTGTGGGCTAGTGACCCCGAGTTCGAGGTCGATGCTTCTACCGCTAAGGCATTTCGTCTAGGTGAAAAGACAGACATAAATACGCTGCTTGCTCGTGAAGATGCATTAGTCGTTCAACATAAAGGGCAACGATATGTCTTCCACGTAGAAGACCCACACACTAAAATAGCTTTGGAGCTCAAACAAACACTCACTGGGTGGTGGGAACAGTTCTTTAGCCAGTGGAGAAGCAACTTTACTCAGTTCACTACAGGTAAACTGTCTGCATTCGCTCCTACAGCCTTTCTGTACAACCAACAATTGGGCACTATCAACGCATTTATTAAGGAGGGACCTTTATCAGCAGCGCATATGTGGATTGACAGCTTTAGAGGGGCTACTGAGTTCTTCGCGGTTCGTACCGCTAGAGACGTATCGAATTTGCTAATGGTTCAACTAGAGAGGAACTTAGGGCTTGCTAGACTTAGTCCTGAACTGGCGAAACGTATTAACAATTCTATGCAGAAGAGAATAGCTAGATCTATCATGCCTAGACAACAAAGAGAAAGTGGTAGTTTCTCTTCGTCGATTGGCTCTGGACAGTTCAGTGGTAACGTGACAAACATTCTTGAAGAGTCCGTACCATATATCAATAAGAGATTTGGAACAAACGCTCTGCCCTTGATTTGGAGGATATGGAAGAACTACAACTCCGCTCTACATGAGGGAACGGCTCTTGGTAGAGTAATGAGAGAAGCGTCAAAGTTAGACGGTCCCGTCTCGGACGCCAAGATGAACCAGTTGTTACGTACTTGGACTAGAGGAGCTAAGGACCTTATAGGAGATGTGCGTAGGCGTGGGACTACTCCCGTTGCTAGAGCGTTCCATACGGCTGTACCCTTCTCTGGCGCTATGTTCCAAGCATGGTCAACTCTCGGTGACGCTATTCGCAAGAACCCTAGGATGGTTCTTCCTGCTCTAATCACCACCATAGGTCTTCCTACCGCTATGGAGGTTACATGGAATAGTGCACTCGATCCAGAGGCTGTGTTTACTGATGAGTCAGGTANGAAATGGACTTACGGAGACTACTATTGGAATGGGTTCACTACTGAACAACGTAACAATAATCTCATAGCTTTCATTCCTGGTAAGCCTCCTTGGGAAGCCTTTGTAGTACCTATCTCTCCTGAATTTACTTTGTTCCGCGCTGTAGTCATTGAAGGTATGGACGTTCTATTCGGAATGTCTCAGGGAATTGCTAAAGAAACAGGAAACAATGGTAATCACATCATAGCCGCTCTTACTCGAATATTCGATATACCAGTACCTCCCCCACTTGGTGCGCTCTTCTCCGCCATTACTGGCTACGACTTCAGAGTTGGTATCAACCCACAGTTCGAGCCTGGTAAGGGAGAAGTTCTTAACATTTTTGCAGGCATACCTTTGGGAAGAGGAGCGAGAGTAACAGGAAGTGCAGGGACCGTCAAGGACATTGGTGACGAGTTCGGCAAAAGGCTAGTTGCTACATTGTACGACTTGTTCGGTGCAGGAGCATCATTGGGTGTGGCTATGGCGGAGGCATACTTTGGTGGTCGTGACGATAAGCCTCAAGACTTCACTGATAGATTAGGTAATGCCTTTAGTGAAGGGGTTATTATGACCGGTAAGCAAGCCAGGTGGACTAATCCAATGTTCGGTAAAGCACTCTCCCCCAATCCTAACAACGATATTGCCAGGGAGGTGTTCGCTAAGAAGGATGCTCTGACACGTGCCACTAAAGACCTTGATCCTATAGGTACTGAGGGACAAGTGGTGAGTGGTAGAAAAGTTATGGGGAACACCGTGATATCGCCGAAAGACCCGATCTACACTGAGGTAGCTTCTGGTGCTCAGAGCGTACTCAACGGCCTCAAGCCCTTTGAAGAGAACATCAGTAAGTTGAGAATAAACATCAGCACAATGGAGAACTCGAACGTAGATGGGGACGGTAATTCGATATCTATGAAGAAGAAGAGAGATATAATTGATGCGTTGAAGCTGGAGATTTCCAGCGAGAAGGCTAAAGAACTGATCGTTCTCAAGATGTACGAACGTGAAGTATCAGGAGTT